GGCGGCACCCGGATCGGCCCGCCAGCCTTGGCCGCAGCTTGAGCCCGCAGCATGTGGAACGGATTGGCCTCGAACTGACCCTTGGCCACCATCCCCGGAGGCGGATTCGGCGGCAGCGGCATCTGCGCCGCAGGCGGCTCTTCCGGCTCGGAGCCGAACTCTTCGATGGCGTCCTCAAGGCCGGGATAAATCTGGTCCTCGTTCAATTGCGACACCACCGCCTCACGCAGCGCGTCCTCGTTGAGCAGGCCGCTGGTCACGTAGACCTGCGTCGTCTGCGCCTTTTGCAGCGCCGTCGCCGCCTTCTCGGCGGGACTCGGCAGATAGAGCGGGTTCCACGTGTAGTCGATGTTGGGATCGAACTTGCCAGTCGCCGAACGCTGCAGGCAGACATCGAGGGGCATCAGCATCGGCTTGTATTTGCTCTTCTGCTGCGAGGTGATGTCGTCGTAGTAATTGCGAATGTCGACCATGCCGCCGGTCGTCCCTGTCCCTGACAGGCCATGGCTCGGCGCGTTGCCCATGATGCGGGACTCAGGAACGCCGCCCGAGGCGCAGGCGACCGTCATCGCTGTCCTGATCAATTCCGGCGTCGAGCCGAAGGTGGTGGTGATCCGGTCCCAATCCTCGTCTTTGTCGAGCAGCAGCGTGTTGATCGAAGACTTGGCCATGTTCGCCAAGCCGAAGCGCTGCATCGTCTTGGCCGTCATCTCCGCTGTGCTGAGCTTGCGTGACAGCTCGGGAACCTTGATCACATCCATTTTCATATCGTTGATCATCGACGCCAGCCCGCCCATGATCATCGCAAAATCCTTGAGCGAATCCTCGACCGTCTGCAGCACCGAATCGCCCCAGCCGCCGCCCATCGGCGTCAGCCGCCAGTCAGGCAATTCATTGCCCGAGAACTCGATGATCCGCGAGGGATGCACCCGCACCATGCCGTAGCCCTGCGAGGTCTGGCCGCCGGGGTCAGGCGTCTTCAGCCTCGGTGCGCCAGCCTGATCGGGATTGGTCGGGAACGAAGCGCCCGCCTCGCCGAAGAAGCCAAACATCGGCGTCGCCACGGTGTAATATTCAGGCCGCGTGTACCAAGGCGAATCGACGTTGTAGATGCGCGGCCCCGCCGCCAGCTCGTAGCGGTTGACGACCACGCAGAACTTGAGATCGCCAAGCCCGACCTTGTCGAAATCCAATTCATCCTCGGGCTGACCCTGATCGACCCCCAACACCAGCCCCCCGCCGCCGTACAGCCGCGCCCGGATTAGCGCCATGCGCAGCTTCTTCTGCAGCTCCAGCTTGCGCTCCAGCTCGCCGATCTTTTGCATCGCCTTCGCATCGCCCTGCCACGACCGCCACTCGCGGGTCGCGTCCTCGGCAGGCAGGTCGACGATCCGCCGCGCCAGCCAGTCCGAGCGGTACATCTGCTCCAGCGTGAACCGGTCCAGCTCACGAAAGATGAAATTGCTCGACTGGCGCGGATCCTTGGCCGTGCCCAGCCCGCTGACCAGATTGAACAGTGAGTCCCTGACTGACGTGAAGGCGTCGCCGACCATGCTCATGACTGCGCCTCGCGCGGCGACCCATCAGGCTGGCGACTGACTGCCACCATCGTCCACATCGCTGTGGTGCGGTGGTTGCGCAGCGCGAAGGTCTTGTCCGGTCCTTCGGGCAGCTCACGCTCCAGCACATCGCTGTACGCCTTGGCCGCCGCCCGCAATCGCGCCATCGCCTGCACCTGCGCGTCGGATGGGGCAAGGTACGCGTAAGTCGTATCGTGCAGGCTCATGCCGCGAACCCTTCCACCGGCTGCTCAGGGTTGTAGGTGACGGTCAGGAGGAGGCAGACCTTGCCGTCCGCTTGCGCCTGCTCGACCTCACCCGTGCTTGGCCAGCCGAGATAGATGCGCCAGCAATCGGCGGCGTTGGCATGCAGGCCGATGTACAGCATCATGCTTCTGGTCTTGTCGTAGATCCCGAACGGAAACAGCGGCCCGTCGCTCATCCGCTCATCCTCGCGAGGTCGACCGCCGTGTGCAGGATCGCCAGATGCGCGATCTGCACCACCCCGTAATCCTCGGATGGCACCCAGAAGTCGACGTCGGCGCTGAGCGAGCGCAGGAGATTGTCATGCTTGAAACCACTCAGCGTCACCCGGAACAACGGCGGCGCATTGGTCAGCGCGTTGAGAATGTTATCGCTCTCGCCCGAGCAGCTCATCGCGATCAAGGTGTCATGCTCATGCGCCATCACCTGCAGCTGCTTGGAATATGCGCGGTGCGCGCCGAAGTCGTTGCCCATCGTCGTGGTCAGCGCCGGATTGGTCAGCGCATGCGCCCGCACCCCCTGCAGCACCATGTCGCAGGCGATGTGGTCGGCGATGCTGCCCGAGCCGCCATTGCCGATCAGCCAGCAGGTGGCGGCGCGGTCGCGCTGGATGCGCAGCGCGTTGACCAGATAATCGACCGCATCGTCGAACGGCACCAGCTCACCGCCGATGAAGCTTTCGATGCTGGCGATGCCGCCGACAATCGTCTCGAACCGCTCGCGCGTCTTTGACTTGAGAGCGCTGATCATGCGGGCCCAATCAGGTGGACGGCGGGCAGGCCGAGCAGCAGCGCGACAATCATGTACAGCGCGATCAGCGCCACCACCAAGAGGTAGAGGCGCTGCACGTTCCAATCGATGGGCCACTGGAACCAATTGGCGACCATGACGATAATCGCGCCGATCAGCACCAACACCGCAACCACGATGCCGACGTTGATGACACCCAATAAAAGTCCACTGAGACTCATGACACAGATCCCCGCTATAGGATTGGGAATGACCAGCAAGCCCGCCGACGCCATTCTTGTCTGCCTGAGGACCGCCGATCTGGTCAGGCCTCACGCGCCCTCGTCCGAGGGCCAATGCTCGATGTGCGGCGCATCAATCTGGGTCGCCAAATCGAGCCCCGAGGCAATGATTGAAATGTGCCTGCCCTGCGCCAGACCGTACGTTCTCGACAAAGATGCGAAGATCGAGCCGATCACCCAGAGGCAGATCGACGACGTCGTCCGGTACAGGCGGCGGCGCTAACGCCGTGACGGAGGCGCGTAGGGATCGACGCCAAGCCCGACCGCGATCCGCTCCAGCAGCTCCTGCACGCGCGTGTTCTGTGCCGCCAACAGCGCAATGGCGTCGAGGATCTGGCGCGTCTGCGCAGCGCGCGGGTCCAGTTCGGAAGCGTCAACCATATCGGATGTCCCCCGAGCAAACGGCCCGCCGCGCTACGACGGGCCGCCTCGCTGTATGAGAGCGTTGCGGTTTGACCCGCCTATCGCCGTGGAACGCTGAACACGTCTTGAGGACGCTATCGTCAGCCTACCATTCAGAGCCTAGCCTAACGCGGCTTGCCGAGCCAGTAAGCGATGATGGCCCCGAACGCCAACGTCAGACCGCCAAGCACCGCCGAAGTGATTTCGTCGGTCGGCACGGTGAAGAACAGGCAGAACGCCACCACGGCCAGAAAGCCCAGCACGATCAGCAGCGAAATCGTCAGCACGCCGCCTGTTGGGTCGAGCTTGCCAGCAACGAACAACATTGCGGTCGTGAACAGGGCCGCGAAGGCAACCGTGGCCAGCCCCGGATAGTCGAGGACCTTCGGCGTCGGCGGTGGAATGTCCATTGGCTCAGGCCTCACGATCAAGGCCTGATGGCCTAACCTACCGGTTCAATTGGGCATCCATAAACGCGCCAAACTCATTGCGTGGGCGCCGGAAGACGGCCCATTGTCGCTTGCCCGTCGCCTCAACCTCATAGAGATACGACCACCGGCCGACACTGATCCTGTTCAAGGCGTCCGCCACACGCAACGCCATAGCCTTGGTCCGATAGCTCTTGGTGACCAGAATCTTCACGAGTCGTTAACCCGCGCCTTCATTCGGCGCTCAAGCTCAGCCACCCGCACGATCAGCAAGTGCTGGGTTTCCGCCTGTTGCCTCAGCGTGTCGGCGATCAGCTCGCTGGCTTTTAGGTAGGTCGTCGCCATCTTCCGCATCGCGATCAGCGCGGCGGTCTGCACGATCAAGACCAGCGCCAGCAGCCCGAGCGTGAATTGCGCCAGTGTCATGCGCCGCCCACCCAGCTCATCGAATGATCGTAGGTCGAGCCGGTCACCAGCAATTCGCTCAGGCCCCAGACATTGGCGTCGACCCTATCAGGCGAGCCCTCGCCCATAAAGCCGTCGGTGGCCATCTGGCACATCTGGTCTTCGAGCGCGAGCATGTCCTGCGCCACATGCGTCACCTGATCGCGCTCGTACATGGCGCTGATCGGCTCAGCCCGCTGCACCTTGCCGCGTGACGCCACCACCTCGGTGAACGGCACGTTGGCGTCGCACTGGCGGATAACATATTCGACCATCGCCCCGCCGAAATTGCGCTCGGCGACAATCCGGTCAGCGTCGAACTCGTAGAACGCATCGACCGCGCGACGCGCCCAACCGCCGGGGCTGAGCTTGCATGAGCGATCCGCCAGCACGTAGCCGCGCCCATCCACCCCACGTGCGGTCACCACGATGCCAATCGAGCTGGCGGCGGTGTCTGACATGTTGCGCGCCCCGGACGGATCAATCGCCACCACCACACGGGAGAAGTCGGGCAGATCGCGCACCACACGCGCCTTGTCGATCATCGCCCGCGTCCACAACGCGCCGGGGAGATCCTCGATCATCTCGGCGTTGATTTCCTGCCGCCCGACCCGCGTCCCTTCGAGCGGCTTGATCACCTCGTCGTAATAGACCTGACTCAGGTTGGTGAAGTTGTCCCACGTCGAGCCGACCGTCACGTGGGTCGACGGCGACTTGATCAATTTCTTCAAGATTGGCACGGGCTTGGGCGTGGTGGTGACGATCCCCCTCGGCCGACCCTCGCGCATGCCGAACAGCATGTTGTTCCAGCCCAGATCGCCGCGCTTGGCCTTGGCCAGTTCGTCCCACCAGAAGAACGAACCGGACGCGCCGCGCGTGACCTCGGGATCCTCAGCGCTGAACAGCAGCGCCCTGCAGCCGTTCTGCCATTCGAGCGTCATTTGCGATGGATGGTACTTCGGCCGGAACTCGGACGGGCCGACGTTCAAGAACCCAGATGGGCCCTCGACCGAATACTGGCGCAGGTCGAACGAGGTGTCGGCGACGAAGCTCATCAGGCTCGGCGCGCCAGCGGGCGCAATGAACGGCGATGGCCCTCGGACCAGATTGGCGATGTTCTCGACCGCCGTGCGCGTCTTGCCCCAGCCACGCCCGGTCAGGATCAGCCACACGAACCAGTCGCCTGCTGGCATCTGCTGTTCGGGCCTGCCCCAGAACCGCCAGTCGTAGGCGAGCGAGGCCAGCTGCTCGTCAGTTAAGTCGCGAAGGTAGCTGTCCCTCTCGGAGGCGTTCAGCGATGCCATCGAGACGGCTGCGGATAATGTCATAGGCTGTATTCTCGGTGATGATGGGCCCGCCGTCCTTTCCGGCGATCTCGACCGATTGTGCGGGCTTGCCATAGCCTCTGTCTAGGATCTCCGCTGCAGCCGCAAGCTGGGTCGCCGCGCCGACGATGACCACCTGAGGCTTGGGCTCTTCCTCGGTGCCAGCGTTGACCACCAGCCTGCCGCGCATCAGCTCGATCATCTTGTCGACCGCCTCACGGCCATTCTCGCGGCTGTAGCGGCGGACGTCGATCTCGATCTGGCGCACCGCCAGCTCTTTGCGTGGGCGGCCCTTGGGGTTGGGCGACACGCCCTTGGGGAACGGTCTGCCCTTGCTGCCTTGCTTGCGCTTGCGTCGAAGTGGGCTGATTGAAACCATGCCTAGGCTGATCCGTGAGCTGATTTTGCTGTTCGGTCGATAGGCCTTCAGAGCCACAAAGAACGCCTACCAGCTGGGAGAAAAAAACCACATAGAATGATCCCGGCGACTTTACCCCCATTCAGGCGGGTTTCTGTGGCGATCCTACAGGCTATGTCTGCCTTGATCCAACCACAATCAGCCCCTGTGGCGCAAGTGGCTCAATTCAGGGTTTTCCAGAATGTTACGCCCCCGTCACGGGCCCGTGCGTGTCCATCTTACGTTCGGGTCGTCAAGCCACATTAGAGGCGTCAATCCGCGCCAGTCGAAACCGGCTGACCGGGGGTCTTATTCAGGTTTCTCTTTCGCTCGCCGAGCTTCCAACGCCGTCCAGAATCTGTCCATGGCCTTGGCGACGGCTGGGCTCATCGGAGGATCTCCAACAAAGGCATGGCAGCGTCCGCAATAGCCTTCGACGATGTCGTGGATGTTGTGGCTCTCCGCCTTGCAGACGGGGCAGACGAAGGACTCAGGGAACACCAGCGGCTTGCCGCATTGCTCGCAGATCATCAGGCGATGGGCTTGCTCAGCCTTGCAGCCTCGGCAGATGTACCTCACGGTCCAATCTTTCCGCCGAGCGCCTTGAGGCGCTCCTCCAGTTCAGGCGGGGCAATGCCAGCCGTGAGATAGGTGCGGAGCCGGTCTTCAATGTTAGCCTTGAGCGCGGCCTCCTCTGCGCTGCTCCGCCAGCGCCCGCCACCTTCATAGAAATCGATCCACATGATCAGCTCACGCATCCGGTCGATCTCGGCGAGGGTGTAGGCGCGCTCGGTCACATTGAGCATCAGGCCGCAGTCAGCTCGTCGGCCAGCTGGCGAGCGACCATGCCAGCCAGACAGTCGTTGGCCTCGCGCCACGCCACGCGGCGCTTATCCCACAGCGCCCAGCCCTTCATGACCGCGAGCGCCTCCGAGGCGTCGAGGCCGCCGCGCAGCGCCAGATCCTCAAGCCCGAGCCTATGGTTGCGCTTGGCCTGCCGCTCGTGCGGCGCGATCATCGCCCATGGAATGGCGCACACGAGGGTCATTTGCTGGCCGAGCTGAAGATCCCCGATCACGGCGCGCTCGGCGATGCTGTGGGGAACCAAGATAGGAAACAATCGCGTGTCGGACGTCATGGACGTTGCGCCTCCTGATCCGGTCACAACAGCCGGAGTCTACAGGAGTTTCATGACAACGCAAATAATATGCCTAACCGCCGAGCAGCGATCTGTAGGCCTCGTCGGTGACCCAGATCATGTTCGAGCGGGTGCGCAGGAACAGCCAATAGGCGCGCTCAGTCATCAGATTGCGCCATTGCACCGAAGAATCCTGCGTCAGCCGCAGATGCTCGACGCAGACTACGATGGGCCTATCGCCTGCCGACGGCAGGCAGGACTCCAGCACCGCAATGTCCTCACCCTCGATGTCAATGCACAACAGATCCGGCCATTTGCCGTCATGGTGCCCGATCAGGATGTCGGGAATGGTCCACGTCGGCACTTGGATTTCCTCGACCAAATTCTCGACCAGCTCCCGATGGAAGCTGCTGAGGCCGGGGTTGTCATCGATGTACAGCGTCCGCGTCGCCTGCCGCTTGGGACCGACGGCGCAATTGAGGTTGAGGTCGTGCGGCCGATGCTTGTCGAACGCGCCCATCAGCTTGGGGTTGGGCTCGACATTGATGCCCCGCGCCCCAGAGGCGTACAGGGCGGCAGTGTTGTTGATGTGATAGGGATCGAACGCGCCGATGTCGACGTAGAACGGGCGCGGCATGCCGAGAGTGTCGAACATCACCCGCAGGATGATGTCCTCGCCGTGATCGGCATGAGTGGTCGCGCCAGTCAGCGGCGGCGGCAGGCCCGCGAACGGATCACTCAAGCGGACTTGATCGCCGGATCGATGATGGTCGGGGTGGCGCCGGGAGGCGTCGGCTCAGGCTCGGCGCGCGGCGGTGGTGGCGGGTTGGGTGGCCCCGGCGGCTCAGGCGGCTTCGGGTTCGGGGTCGGCGGCGTCTGGTTAGGCATGGCTCAGCCTTTCCGCGAATAGCTCAGGATGTTCAGACAATTGCCGCCGTTCCTCGGGGCTGGCGTTTCCGAGCATGGGCTTGCCGTCGCGTCGACTCAGCAAGTCTAATCCCACGGCAGGCGTCAAATATCGCCGTGATTCCAATACGACGGTTTGGCGATGGGATCAACCGAGGGTTTCAGCGGCAGCGCGCCACCCAGTCGAGCGGGCATTCGGTCATCGTCGGCGCGCCCAGCATCTGCAGCCAGATCGCCACCCGCCGCTTGGCGGTCAGCCGCCAGACCTCGCCCGAACGGCCGATGAACGCGCCTGCGGTGATGCGGACCTTGACCCCGCCCCTGAGCCATCGCGGCGCCCAGTAGCGGCCTTCGCGCTCAGCCTGATCGAACTCGCCGTCCTGTTCTCGTTGACGAATGTCCTCGATCACTGCGGCCGCGACCGGCTCGGGACCTTCAGGACCGCTGAGCCAGCCGAGACAGTGCGGCACCGCCTCGGGGGCGTCGAGGTCGCGGCGGAAATTGGCGAAATGGCTGGCCCCATTGACGAATACATACCCCGGCATGGCGGGCCGCTTGGCCCCGAACTCGATCACCTTGCGGCGGCTCTTGCGGCCGAGCGCCTTGCCGATGGGATAGTAGGTGTCGATGGCGAGAACGCCAGCGCGGTTCGAGACCGCCTCTTCGGCGCGCGGCTGCACCGCGACGACATACCAGCTTTGATCCATCCCAAGCCCTTTCCGCCCCAGAATCATCGCTTTAGCGGCTATTGGCGCCGAGGGTAAAAACTGTCCTTCGAAGGATAGAATGGACTTGTAAGTGTGGCCATGAGCGCATACGTTACGATGCATGACCAAGACATTCGTATCAGTCCAGTGGATCGATTTTGACGGTTCGGAGACCGTCACCAGCCTCAGATCCGAGATCGACGCCGTGCTTTTCGAGGAAAGCCTCGACGCCGAAGGCCTGTCGCACAACCGAAAGGGAATCTAATGACCGACCTAACCACCCACGAACTCGACCTGATTGTTCAGGCGCTTGAGCATTTCGCCGCTAACCGTCACGGCATAAGCGATCTCGAAATCGCTGGGGTCCACGAGTTGTCGAACAAGCTCGCTGCTCATTTGGCGTTCCCTGAGCGCCCCTCGTATTGGCGCGCTCAGCTCCGCGCCGCAAAAGCCCTCGCCGACGGCGCGCGGCCAAGCTCAGCAAGCAGGAGGCCTAAGTGATCACCCTCCTCAAAATCGGGGATCGGGTCGTCGACATTTGGTACGGCTCGACCGGCACCGTCATCGGCGTCCCGCCGATCCCGCCCGAGATCGACCTCTACCGCACCTACGCCAACGACCGCGAACCGTGGGCGCTGGTCGAGTGGGACTACACCAGCGGCGAGGCCTTCTGGGCCCGCCAGAGCGATCTGAAACCATTCAGACTGCAATAGGCCGCGCCTTGTAAGTGTGGCGCTTAGCGCATATCTTAGACGCAACCGAAAGGGAATTTCAACCATGACCAACGACACCAAAACCCGTAGCCAGAAAGTCGCCTCAGACGTGCAAGCCCTCTTGCGCGCCCGCTCGCCGCTGCTCTGGATCGTCACCCGCGAAGAGGCCCGCGTCGAGCGCCACCTGATCGAGGCCGCGACATCCGCCGCCTACGTTCCCCGCACTTGGGACGTCGCCCAAGGCGTCGCCTCCATCGCTGGCAAGGTCGAGCGCATCGGCGGCCAAGTCCTCGACGAAACCCTCGCCGCCATCGGCGCCCGCGCCGAGTCCACCGCCAGCTCGCCCGAGCGCGGCGTCTGGATCCTCCGCGACGCGCCGCCGTGGCTGGATGGTCTTGCCGGGGCCTCGCCGACCCGCGCGCTCCGCAACCTCGCCCGCAAGCTGCCCGCCAGCCCGCGCGACCGCGCTCAGGCGATCATCGTCCTCACCCCCAGCGCCAAGGTCCCGCAGGAGCTGGCTGGTCACGCCACGGTCATCGAATGGCCGCTGCCGGATCGGGCCGAGATCGCCGCCATCCTCGACGCGACTATTGCTGCCCTGCCCGAGGACATACGGGACAGCGCCGCGCCGAACGGCGCCCGTGACGCCGCCATCGACGCCGCCGTCGGCCTATCAGGCGATGAGGCCCAGTCCTGCTACGCCAAGAGCTTGGTGCAGCTGCGCCGCATCGATCCGGCATCGGTGGCGAACGAGAAAAAGCGCGTGATCGCCAAGGAGCGGGTCCTCGAATGGTACGACCCGATCCAAGGCGGCCTGAGCGCCGTCGGCGGCCTTGAGCCGCTCAAGAACTGGCTCGGCCAGCGCAAGCTCGCCTACAGCCCCGAGGCCCGCGCCTACGGCCTGCCGTCGCCCAAGGGCGTCATGTTCGTTGGCCCTCCCGGCACCGGCAAGAGCTGGACCGCCAAGGCCATCGCCACCGCTTGGCAGTGCCCGCTGCTCAAGGTCGATCTCGGCGCCTTGAAGTCGAAGTTCGTCGGGGAGTCGGAAGGCAACTTGCGCAAGGCGTTCTCGGTCATCGAGAGCGTGGGCAGGTGCGTGGTTTGGTTCGACGAGGTCGAGAAGGCCTTGGCGGGCGCGACGCAAGGCGCAGCCGACGGCGGCGTCAGCTCAGACGCGCTCGGCGCGATCCTCAACTGGATGCAGGAACGGCGTGGCGACGCCTTCGTCGTCGCCACCGCCAACGACTTCGCCAGCCTGCCGCCTGAGCTGTTGCGCAAGGGCCGGTTTGACGAAATCTTCTTCCTCGACCTGCCCTCGCAGGGCGAGCGGGCGGAGATCCTCAAGACGGCGCTGGTCGCCAACGGTCGCGGCAAGGTCGAGATCGACCACGCCAAGATCGCCAAGGTGACCGATGGCTGGACCGGCTCGGAGATCGCCGCCATCGTTCCCGATGCGCTGTTCAGCGCCTTCGCCGACGGCGGCAGGGAGATCGCCACCGCCGACCTCGTCGAGGCCGCCAAGAACGTGGTCCCGCTCTCGGTCACCGCCGCCGAAAAGATCGCGCGGCTCAGGGAGCAGGCCGCTGGTCGAACCCGCCCCGCCAACACGCCGTATGTCGCCGACGCCGCCAAGGAGACGGTCGAACTCGACATCTAAATCTATCCCTCGAAGGACACTTATCCCTTGTAACCATGCGCCCCAGCGCATAGGTTACGGGGACCGAAAGGAACCAAGCCAATGTCCACCATCAACACCTCAACCCTCCGACCGGGACTCTTGGTCGGCCTCTCGACCTCGCTCACCGGCAACGTCAAGTACCGCACCCAGATCCTCGAAGAGGAGCATCTGACCGAGAGCGGGGCCGAGGCCGCGCGCTGGGAGACCGAGCGCACCATCGCCGATCCGGCCGAACACGAGGCCGCCAAGAAGGTCCGCTCAGCAGCGCGCAACGACATCGTCCGCGTCTGTGCGGTCAGCGCCTTCGGGTTGCTCTGCCCCGAGAACAAGGTCGCCGACCTTGAGGCGGGACTGGCCAGCGCGCGGCGTCGGGTCGACGCGTTCAACGCCACCGCGACTCTCACCCGGATCAGCGTCAACGTCCTGACCGGCCGCATCGCCAGCGACGACGTCGAGGCGGTCAAGG